GAATCAAATCACTTCCAAACAGCGATTACTGGTTGATTGCTAACTTTGATATCGAATGGGGTGGCGATTCGCTAAAACTTTTTGCTGAACAATCAAATCCTGACACTTTATTGCTTTCAAATGGAAGCCCAGAATGGTGTGCTTTTAGTATCGGCTCAAAAATTGTTGAAAAAGTTGGGTTATTTGATGAATCTTTTGTTCCAGCTTATTTTGAGGATACAGATTATGAACGCAGAGCAGAATTTAATGGTTGCAGAATAGAACGTTCTTTCATTCCTGTTGCTCACGACAACTCATCTACACTTAAATCAGGATTTCAAAAAGAAAACGATTTAAGTTTTTCAGCAAATGAACAATATTTTTCTCAAAAAAGACAAAGTAAAGATTTTTCTGAGGGAAAATGGGACATTAAACGTAGGAGACGATTAGGTTGGGATTAAATTCAGTTTTTATTCACGAATCAGCAGTTAAACGCAGAGCATCTTTTGATTATGAACAAGTTGATGCCAAATTTCCACCTAATTGGAATGAAAAACGTAATTCGACTGATGGAATCTTAAAATCTTTTGAGGATGTTCTTTTAAGACTTGAATCAACTAACCATTGCAACTTTGCTTGCACTTTTTGCCCTCATCCAACAATGGAACGTGATAAAGGTTTTATGGATGAAACTCTTATCAAGAAACTTCTTGATGATGCCGCAGAACTAGGTTTCAAAATGCTTGATTTACGCAATTTTGGTGAACCGATTATGGATAAACGTCTTGCAGGTTTTGCTAAGTATGCAAGAAGTGTTGGTTTTACAAAGATTTACATTCACACTAACGGCTGGCCTCTTACAGCTAAGCGTTTAGATGAATGGGGTGAAGCAGGAATCACAGATGTAAACTTGAGCCTTTCACCAAAGAGAGAGTTCAGCGAAACTAGACCTGGTATTCCTGTTAAAAAATATTTTGCCAATATTGAAAAAATTATTGCAGATAAACCTCAATACTTAAATGTTTTAAGCGTTGATTACATTCGAACAGGTTTATCAAACGAAGCTGAGGAAAAAGAATTTAAGGACTGGTTGGCTTCATTAAATATTCCTAAACGAATTGATATAGAGCTACATAACTGGGCTGTTGGTCAAGATACTTCTCATTATCGTTGCCATAGGCTTTGGTCGAGTGTGACTGTTCTTTGGGATGGAACTGTTGCTTTATGTTGTTTAGATTATGAGGGTGATTACAACCTTGGGGATGTTAAATCTTTAGGTTTGAAAGAACTTGTTAATAGTCCTCTTTATGTTGAGATTAGAAAGAATCATTCTGAGGGCAAGTTTCTTTCCAAATGTGCTTCTTGCGATATGCCTAAACAAAAGGATTTGTAATGGCATTGCGTGTATACACAGGTGGAACTTTTGATTTATTTCACGCAGGTCATATTAACTTTTTGAAACGCTGTGCTGAGATTGCAGGTATCGGTGGAACTGTAACTGTTGCACTCAACACAGATGAATTTATTTATGAATACAAAAAGACAACACCTATATTGAATTATCAGGAACGCTTTGTTGTATTAGATGCCTGTAAGTTTGTAAACTTTGTTGTTCCTAATATTGGTGGCGCTGATTCAAAGCCTGCTATTGAGGATTGCAAACCTGATGTGATTGCTATTGGTTCTGATTGGGCTAGGAGAGATTATTACAAACAGATGCAGTTTGACCAAGATTGGTTAGATGAAAGAAACATTAGTTTGATTTACATTCCTTACACTAAAGGTATTTCTAGTACGTTAATTAAACAAAAAATATGATTGTTGTTGGTACAACCCCAGGGCGAGAAAACTGGCTGGCACAATGTTTGGTTTCAATTAAAAGACCTGTTTTAGTTTTATCTGATTTCACTTTTGAACTAGGTAAGTTCAATTGGATTATGCAGAATACAAAGATTGAGCGTTTTATGTATTTGGCTGATTCTGTTGTGGTTAAAGATGACCGACTTTTTGAGATGCTAGACGAGAAAGGGTCTATTGCTTTTAGTAGTGACCCTGGTATTTATGGAATGTATTTAGGTATTTATGAGCGCAAGGTTTTAGAACAAATTGATATTCCTTACCCTAAAGATAAAAAAGAGGTTATTGAATTTGAATTGTCTTGGACTCAAAAATATGCTCAGGTTGCAAAGAATGTTCGTATTGCTTTTGATAATTTGACTGATGCGAACTCTAAAAGAAAAGAAGTATTATTTGGTAGGCAGAACCTTGTTTTAGAGAATGACTTTCTCATCAAATATAAAGGGCATTGGGGTCAGCAAGTAGTCTAAACTAGGACTAAGACTTAGGAGTTATTTTGGCTATAACAAACGGCTATGCCTCACTCAGCGAAGTGAAAGCGGCCTTACGCATTACGGATTCTATTGACGATTCTCTTTTGGAGATGGCAATTGAATCTGCTTCAAGACTTATAGACGGATATGCAGCACGCCAATTTTATTCATCTGGAACTGCTACAAGATACTTTGTGGCCCAGGATGATTTCGTTGTTGAAGTAGATGACCTTGCAAATGGAACTGTAACAATCACAACAGCTCAAGATGCTGATGGTGTTTTTGATACAACTTGGGGAACTGATGATTACCAACTTGAACCTTTGAATGGTGTTCTTGATGGCATTCCTTGGCCTTACACAACTATTAGAGCAGTCGGCGATTATCTTTGGCCTATTGAGGGTGGAGAAGCTTTAATTAAAGTTGTTGGAACTTATGGTTGGCCATCTGTACCTATTGCAATTAAACAAGCTTGCGTTATTCAGTCATCAAGAATTTACAAACGTTTAGATTCACCTCTTGGCGTTGCTGGCTTCGGAGATTTAGGCGCTATCCGCGTATCCACTCAACTTGACCCAGATGTTGCACAACTCGTTATGCCTTACAGAAGATTAAGAAACTTCATTTAATGGCATCCGTATCCTCAATTAGAACTGGTCTTGCAACAAGACTTGGAACTATCACAGGTTTAAGAACTTCAGCTTTTATGCCTGACAACCCAAACCCACCTGTTGCAATTGTTATGCCATCAAGTGTTTCCTATGATGATGTTTTCAAAAGAGGTATGCAAACTTACGTTTTTAATGTCCTTGTCATTGTTGGCAGGGTAGATGAAAGAACTGCGCAATCTAATCTTGATGCCTATGTTTCAAGCACAGGCACGTCAAGCATCAAAAGAGCAATTGAGGGTGACAAAACTCTTGGCGGAGTTGTGTTCGATACAAGAGTTACTGAGATGAGAAACTACGGCCAATTGCCTGTTTCTGAGATAGTATATTTAACAGCAGAGTTCACAGTACTTTGCTACGCAGACTAGGAGTAATAACACAATGCCAAAATTCGCTGCAACCGACTATGATGTCAAAATCAATGGTTCAGATTTTTCAACAACTCTGAATTCAGTTGAATTGTCACAAGAGGCTGACGATTTAGAAACAACCGCTTTCGGTTCTTCTTGGAGAACTAGAATCGGTGGATTAAAACAAGCATCACTAACACTTAACTTTATGCAAGATTTTGCAGCAGGTTCAGTAGATGCAACACTTAACCCATTACTAGGTTCAATTGCAACAGTTGTAATCAAACCTACAAGTGGAACAGTAACTTCAACAAACCCAACTTACACAATGACAGCATTGGTAACCCAATACTCACCATTCGCATCAAGCGTTGGCGATATTGCTACACTTTCTGTTACTTGGCCTGTATCTGGTTCAGTAGTTCGCGGAACTGCTGCCTAATTAAAAAAGGAAACAAATGAAAATCAACCTGCGCGTGAGTTATCAAGATGGTAACTCTAAAGAAATAGTTTGTTCAGCAAGAGACCTAGTTGCGTTTGAAGAAAAGTACAGCAGGTCAGTAGCAAAACTCGAATCAGAGTTCAAACTTACTGACCTGCTTTTTCTTGCTTGGCATTCTGAAAAAAGAACCAACTCAACTAAAAAAGAATTTGATAATTGGTTAGACGAAGTTGATGAAATCGGCGTGAGCGACACAGACCCAAAATAAAGCCGCTCGGAGAAAACTCTGAGCATTGGTTTATTGCTTACTTGGCTTGTGAAACAGGAATTGCGCCCTCTTTGCTATTAGAGCAGTCTGAGCGTATGCTTTTCACAATGGGAATGTACTTGCGTTGGAGAGCTTCCGAACAAAATAAGAGGTAATTGTGGCTATTGGACTTTCAACTGAAGTTCGTGGTCTACGAGAAACTTTAATGGAACTTAAAGCATTAGATAAAACGTTATATGACCAATTAAATTCTGATATAAAAAATGCTTCTTTGCCTTTTGCTAGAGGTATTGAAAATGCTTTACCTACAAATGCTCCTTTAACTGGTTTCAGTCATAGCGGAGCAACAGCTTTTAGAAGTTCAGATAATAAAACCGAAGTTAAAACTGGTAGAAAAAAACCTAGAGGAAACACACCAACAGCTTTATTAAAAGTTGTTGTAAAAGGTCGCGGATTAGGCATTGCTGATATTGCTGGCCGTAGAAATGCCAGGGGTCGTACGTCAGGCCGTTCTAAACCATCTGCTCGTAGACCAACTGGTTACAGATTAAATGGTCAAGGTACAAAAATGATTGAAAAGTTAAATGAAAATCATAGGTCAATAGGCATAGGTTCAAAAAATGGTGCTTCTCGTTTCGTTTGGCCTGCCGCTTTCAAAAATCAGAATTTGATTGATAATAGTATTGAACGTTCTTTACAAGAAGCATCAGCGAAAGTAAACAGAAACTTATTGGTGGTTAAATAATGGCAATTATTGTCCCGATTCTCACGCAATTTGATGACAAAGGAATCAAGTCTGCTGTAAGAGAATTCGAAAGAGCCAAAACTACTTTAGGTAAATTTGGTGCTATCGGTGATGGTTTCAAAGCAATTGGAACAAGTCTCACAAAAAATGTAACAGTTCCGTTAGCTGTTGCAAGTGCTGGTATTTACAAACTTGTTCAAGCAGGTTCAACGCTTCAAGAATCTATGTCGAAAACCAATGCTGTTTTTGGTGCTAACGCTCAAGCAGTTCAAAATTGGTCTAAGACCACAAGCACAGCATTTGGTGTTTCACAACAGCAAGCACTTGAGGCCGCTGGAACTTATGGAAACCTTTTCAGAGCATTTGGTCTTGGTTCTAAACAAGCACAAGATATGTCTACAAGACTTGTTGAACTTGCAGCAGATATGGCTTCTTTCAACAACGTTCCAATTGATGATGCATTAGTTGCTTTACGTTCAGGTCTTTCAGGTGAAACTGAACCATTAAAACGTTTCGGTGTTGCCCTTAATGAAGTAAGACTTAAAGAGGAAGCATTAAGACTTGGTTTGATTACAACCACGTCTGGAACATTACCAATTGCAATCAAAACGCAAGCTGCTTATTCATTAATCCTTAAAGACACAGCATTACAACAAGGTGACGTTGCAAGAACTTCTGGTGGCTTTGCTAACCAAATGAAATTTTTGCAAGCAGAAGTTTCTAACGTTAAAGCCCAAATTGGTACAGCGCTACTTCCAGTTGTTCTTCAATTTGTTGATGTTTTAAGAAAAGATGTTATTCCTTTAGTTCAACGTTTTGCTGACTATATGACAAACCTAAATCCTAAATTTATTGAAGTCGGTCTTAAAATTGGTTTATTTGTTGCAGCAGTTGGACCTCTTTTATTTATCTTTGGAAGTTTAATTGGTTCAATCAAAACATTTATTGAAGTTTTCAAAATACTTAACCTAACCTTTTTATTAAGCCCAGTTGGTTTAGTAATCGCGGGCCTTGTTGCTTTATCAATAGTTATTATCAAAGCTTGGAAAACCTCTGATACATTCCGTCAAGGAATAGCAAAACTAGGAAACGCATTCATTGGATTCGCTGAAACTGTAATAAATTTTGTAATATCTCAAATAAATGCTTTCTTAAAGAGAATAAATTTTGTAATAAAAGTCTTAAAAGTTTTTGGTGTAGATATAAATGAAATTGGTGAAATTTCAGAAGTAGCTTTTGGTCGTTTATCTTTCAGCGCAGTTGAAGCTAAAAACTCTATGGGTGCTTTAGCGGCACAAACAGATACTTTGGGTATGAATGTCGCTGACCAGGTTGTTCCTGCTATTGATGATATGAACCAGGGATTAAACGAATCTTCTTCTGCTATGAGTAAAGCTAAAGATGCTGCAAAGAGTGCCGCTCAAGCCATTGTTGATAATCTTGAAGATTCTTTAAGAAAAGCAGAATCAGCTCTAGAAGATGTAAAAGGTAAATTCAATGATTTCAAAGGAGCAATAGGCAATACAATCACAGGTATTTTAGATTTTGGTAAAGCAGCTGAATCTGAGGATTTCCTAAAAGGCTTAGCAGACCAAGCAACTAAAGCAACTTTATTTGCTGACAAGGTTAAACAACTTGTTGTTCTTGGTTTGAATGAGCGTGCTATTCGTCAAGTTTTGGACGCAGGTTTTGATGCAGGTTCAAAGATTGCTGACAGCATCATTATTGGCGGTTCAACTGTTGTTCAGCAAATAAACACTCTTGTTGATTCTATTTTTACTGTCGCTGACCAAGTTGGTGAGTTCGGTGCTGTGGCTTTTTATGATGCTGGTGTTAAGCAAGCAGAAGCAATGGTCGCTGGAATTAAAGCAGAATTAGAAAGAGCAAAATCTGAACTAAAACTTGTTATGGAAACTCTGCCAGCAGGACCATCTCAACCACCTGTTGTTCCAGGTCCAGGTGCTCCATCTCCTACCCCTAATCCAGAACGTAAACCAATTTTGACTGCCAGCCAAGTTGCAACTATTTCAAAACTTCCTGACACTTCTGCACGTCACTACACAGCACTTGCAACAGCATTGCAAAATAAAACTATTCGTATGGCAAAAGGTGGAATTGTTACAGGCCCAACTAATGCTCTTATTGGTGAAGCTGGTCCTGAAGCTGTGATTCCTTTGTCTGGTGCTAATTCTGTTGGAATGGGAAGCACTTACAACATAACTGTTAATGCTGGAATTGGAACTAATGGTGCGCAAGTTGGTCGCGATATTGTTGAAGCAATTAGAAAATATGAACGTTCATCTGGTCAAGTGTTTGTGAGAGTCTAAATGGCTTTACCAACAAAAACAGTTGAAATTGGTTTTGATTTAACTTCTCAAGGTGGACCATTTTTTACTCTTGATGATGAAGTTCAAGGTGTTTTAGATAACACAGAATTTACTCTTGGTGGAACACTTTTTTATGATGTAACAGATTATGTAATTTCAATCGCCAGTAATCGTGGTAAAAGTCGTGAACTTGATAGATATGGTGCAGGTAATTTAGAAGTAATTTTTGACAACACAACACGCGTTTTTGACCCACTTAATGCTTCTAGTCCTTATGCTGGGCAAATTGTTCCTCACAGAGAAATTCGTGTTAAATCAAATGGTTCAGCAGTTTTCTATGGTTTGATTGATGACTGGAATTTGTTGTATCAACCATCTGGTGATAATCAAGCAGTTGCTTTGGCTTCTGATGGTTTTACTTTGTTGGCTACTCAAGCTTTGGCAGCTCATACTGCTGTGCCTCAATTAACTGGTGCAAGAATTAACGCTGTTTTGAATAGACCTGAAGTTAATTGGCCTTTGGCAAACAGAAATATTGATGTAGGAACAATAAATTTGCAAGGTGATGTAGTTGATGATGGAACTGGTGCTTTAACTTATTTACAAATTGTTGAACAAACTGAGGGTGGTTCTTTCTTCATTGATAACTCTGGTAACGCAACTTTTCAAGATACTTTAGCTGGTCCAAGTTCTAGTGGGCTAGTTGTTTTAAGTGATGATGGTACTGGTATTCCTTTTTCTAATGTTTCAGTTGTTTATGGTTCAGAATTTTTATACAACCGAGTTGTTGTGACTAGGGCTGGTGGTAATCCACAAACTGTTGATGATTTTGGTTCGCAATCTGCTTATGGTATTTCTTCATACAACTTGGATGGTTTGTTATTCAATTCTGATGTTGATGCTTTAGCTTTAGCAGATTCTCTACTTGGTGAATACTCTGAACCTGAATATCGTTTTGATTCCATTACTGTTCAAATGTCTGAACTTACAACTCTGCAACAAAATAATCTTTTAGCTTTAGATTTAACAGACCAAATCCAGGTTAAATTTACCCCAAATAATATTGGCTCTCAGATTGTCAAATATGGTGAGATTATTGGTATTGAAAACAATGTTGGTATATTCGTTCACGAACTAACATTCAAGCTAAGTACCCTCGATTTTGCTGAATTCGTGCTTGATGATGCAGCGTTTGGTCTACTCGACACAGGTCGATTAGGCAATTAGAATAACCCTAAAGAAAGGTAGTTAAATGGCAGGTGCAGGTTTTAGAACGTTTACTGCTGGTGATGTTTTAACAGCAGCCCAAGTAAACACTTTTTTAATGCAACAATCTTTAATGGTTTTTGCTGGAACTGCGGCTAGAGGTAGTGCTATTGCTTCACCAAGTGAGGGAATGTTTACCTATTTAACTGACACTAATGCTTTGGAATACTATGATGGTGCTGCGTGGCAAGCTTTCACTTCTGGTGGCGGCGGGGCAACATTTAACGAATTTTTATTGATGGGCGCATAAGGAGAAAACAATGGCAACCACTACATACGCAGTTCTTGGACAAACAGTCGGAACAGCATCTTTACAAGACCTTTACACAGCTGGAGCTGCTGAACAAGCAGTTATTTCAACAATCACTATTGCTAATCGTGGTACTGCTGCTGACACTTATCGTATTGCTGTTCGCCCTGATGGTGAATCTATTGCTAACAAACATTATGTTGCTTATGATGCTTCTTGCCCAGCGAACGACACTATTGCTTTAACTTTGGGTATCACATTGAATGGTAATGATGTTATTTCAGTTTATTCTGGAACAACAAATCTTACTTTTAATGCTTTCGGCGCAGAAATAAACTAATTATGGCGATAAGAAGATTTGTTTCTTCTAATATCACCAGCGGGTTAAAGTTCAGTAGAACTTTAGACGCTTGTCCTGCTACTGGTGGAACTGTTACATATAAAAATGGTTATTTTATTCACACGTTTACCGCTGATGGCACTTTCTCTGCTAAAAAGGCTTTGAATGTTGAGTATTTAGTTGTTGCTGGCGGTGGCGGTGGCGGTAGAGAACAAGCGGGTGGCGGTGGTGGTGCAGGTGGTTTTCTTACAAGTTCTTTATCTGTTACTGCTGGAAATAAAACTGTAACTGTTGGTGCTGGTGGAACTGGTGGCGTGAGTGCTTCAAAGCAAGGTGGCAATGGTGGTAATTCTGTTTTTGATTCAATAACTTCTACTGGTGGCGGTGGTGGCGGTGGTTATTCTGGAACAGGAAACACTACTGGTTCATCTGGTGGTTCTGGCGGTGGTGGTGCTGGCGGTAACGGAAGTTTTGCTGGCGGTGCTGGAACTGCAGGTCAAGGTTTTGCTGGTGGGCTTGGTCGTTCTGATGGTGCAACTTATCGAACTTCTGGCGGTGGCGGTGGTGCTTCTGCTGTCGGTGTTGATGGCGCAACTGGCGCTAAATCAGGAAATGGTGGCGCAGGTTTAGCATCATCTATTTCAGGAACTTCTACAACTTATGCTGGTGGTGGTGGTGGTGCTAGTTTTGTTCAAGCCGATATTGGTCTTGGTGGTTCTGGTGGCGGCGGTAATGGTGGTTATTTTATGAATCAAGGTGCTGCTGGACTTGCAAATACTGGTGGCGGAGCAGGTGGCGGTGGCGACCCTTATGATGGTCGTGCTGGCGGTTCGGGAATAGTTATAGTGAGGTATTTAGCATAATGACAACTCGTTCATTTTCAAGTTCAAGTCTTGCTGGAGAAAAATACAATAGTTTTTCTTATGCAACACAAGTTACTTCAACAACAGCAACGATTACAAATCCTTCTGGTTATCGTGTTTACACTTTTACCTCTGATGGTTCTTTAAGAACTGTTAATGTTCCAAAATTTTTTCCTGAGACTTTTAATGGTGTTGTTGATTATCTTGTCATTGCTGGTGGTGGTAATGGTGGAACATTAGGCGGTGGTGGTGCTGGTGGTATGCGCTCCACAGTTGGGGCAACAGGTGGTGGTGGTTCACTTGAATCAACTATAAATGTAAGCGGTCAATCGTACGCAATTACTATTGGTGCAGGTGGAGCATCACAAGGAGCTTCAGGTAACAATTCTGTATTTGGAACAATTACTTCAACAGCAGGTGGTGGCGGTAGCGGTGCTGCTGGTGGTTCAGGCGGTGGTGGAGATTACACAACAGGAGCAGGTGCAGCAGGTACAAGAACAGCATCACCAGTCCAAGGTAACAATGGTGGTACTGGTGTAAATGGTGGCACTTTTGCTGGTGGTGGTGGCGGTGGGGCTGGTGCTGCTGGAACTAATGGTTCTGGTGGACAATCTGGCGCTGGCGGTGCTGGTGCAAGTACCGCAATTTCTGGAACTTCAACAACTTATGCTGGCGGTGGCGGTGGCGGTTACACAGTTCAAGGTGCTGCTCGCGGTGCTGGTGGTTCTGGTGGCGGTGGCATTGGTGGGGGTCCATCAAATAATAACCCTGCTGGTGCTGGAACTGTAAATACTGGTTCTGGCGGTGGTGCAGCAAGTGGTGGCGGTTCAGCTTCAGGTGCAGGCGGTTCGGGAATAGTAATTATTAGACGCGCAATTTAAGATTAGAATAGGAAACATTATGGCACATTTTGCAAAAGTAGTAGACGGAATCGTCACACAAGTAAACGTTGTAGACGAACAATATTTTAACGAAAATCGTGAAACACGATACACAGGAACTTGGGTACAAACCTCATACAACACAAGAGGCGGAGTTCACTACAACCCTGAAACAAACGAACCATCAGCTGACCAAACTAAAGCATTAAGAAAAAATTATGCTGGTGTTGGTTATGTTTATGATGAAGAACTTGATGCTTTTTATGCACCACAACCTTTTCCATCTTGGACATTAGATGAAGATACTTGTTACTGGGAATCACCAGTACCTTATCCAAATGATGACAAAAATTATGAGTGGAACGAAACAACTACAGAATGGGACGAAATAGTATGAACCTAAAGATAATCAAAGACGTAATTTTACGCTCCATAGCATTATTTATGACGATGGCTTTACCTGCTATCGGTGCAGGTGCTTTTGCTGGTGTAGAACCAGTCCAATCAGCTCTTATTGCTGGTGCTCTTGGTGTATCAAAAGTTTTAACTGATCTGGCTAAAGCGTTCTTAGATGATGGTCAATTAACTGAAGATGAAGTTGATGCTGTTTTTAAACGAGCTAATAAAAAAGGTGAAGGCGGCAAGTAATTGTTACCAATCAAAGATGGCAAGATCACAACTGCCTATAAGAAAAAAGGCAAGATGTGGTCAAAGGGCTATCACACAGGAGTCGATTTTGCAGTACCACAAGGAACAGACATTATCGCTGTCGCTGATGGTGTTATAGCTAATGCCAACTGGGGCAAAGCTTATGGAACGCATCTAGTTCAAGAAGTTCTACTTGATGATAAAAAGTCTTGGGTAATTTATGCGCACTTATCTAAGTCTTTAGTAAAGATTGGTGACAAAGTGACAAGAGGACAACATATCGGAGAATCTGGGAATACTGGTAATTCTTCAGGTC